CACCGGACAAACATTTAGACAAATCATTCTGGCTGGATGCGAGCGACCGGCTGATGTATGAAGGCAAAGCACCACAGTTTGCCGACACAAAAGCAGCTCGCATGCCAGCGTTCTTTGAACATGCAAATACAAACCTCCCACAATACGCTTAAGTTTTATTCAGAGAAACTTGAGAAGTTAGTAGAGGATTTGGAATCCAAGTTCGCTTGGTATCCAGTCCACCCCAAGGAGGATCATGCCTCCATCATGTACAGGGCCGGCCAAGAGTCGGTCGTAAAATATATTAAATCAATACTAAACGACGATGTGCATATTTAGATCAAGGCCACCGGCCCCGGTCACACCAGCACCACAACCTATTCAACCAAGAAACCCTGACCTAACTCAGGCTAGCAGACTACCCAGTAAAAAGGAGCTACTAGACCCAGATGAGGTAGCAGGCGTTGAGTATGGTACAACAGCTAAGAAAGACCCTAAAGGTACTGCCCAGAGAACAGGCACAGATGCTCTCAAAATCAATCTAGGAACAGGCGGTGGAGAAACCGGCACTGAGACAGGAGGATTGAATGTATAAGGCAAGGACTAAATACTCTATGTTGTCATCAGGTAGAACTCAGTTCCTTGATACAGCGGTCGAGTGTTCAGAACTTACCTTACCTTATCTCGTCAGACAAGATGACGACGCAACCGGCAAAAGAACTCTACTCCAACCCTACCAGTCAGTAGGAGCAAAGGCAGTGGTTACACTTGCAGCAAAACTTATGCTAGCAATACTACCACCACAAACAGCCTTCTTCAAACTACAGGTAAGAGAAGACAAGCTGGGTGAGCAACTCGATCCCACGATGAAAAGCGAAATGGATCTATCATTCTCAAAGATAGAGAGATTGATTATGGACTACATAGCAGCATCGAACGATAGAGTTGTGCTACACCAAGCACTAAAGCATCTTATCGTATCTGGTAATGCCCTAATATTCATGGGTAAGGATGGTCTAAAGCACTATCCACTAAACAGATATGTAGTCGAACGAGATGGTAACGGTAACGTTATAGAGATAATTACCAAAGAAATGGTAAGCCGTAAGGTACTAGGTATTGCACCGCCTACACCTAACGATGAAGTCAACAGTGACTCAGAATATGGTGCTGGAGAAGACGACGCTGAGGTATACACCTGTGTTAAGATGGACGAGAGTAGTGGTAGCTGGAGGTGGCATCAGGAGGTAGACGACATGATACTAGCCGGAAGCCAGAGCACAGCACCCAAAAACGCCTCTCCATGGTTAGTGCTTCGATTCAATACAGTAGACGGAGAAGATTACGGACGTGGTAGAGTAGAAGAGTTCATTGGGGATCTAAGGAGTCTCGATGGTTTATCTCAAGCTCTCGTTGAAGGAGCAAGTGTGGCAAGTAAAGTTGTCTTTCTTGTCTCACCATCTGCGACAACCAAGCCCGGGACACTTGCCAAAGCTGGTAACGGAGCTATCATACAGGGTAGACCAGAAGATGTAGGAGTCGTGCAAGTCGGTAAGACAGCAGACTTTGCTACAGCTGCACAATTATCGCAGCAAATAGAAAGAAGAATACTCGAAGCTTTCTTGGTTATGAACATCAGGAACGCAGAAAGAGTTACAGCTGAGGAGGTACGCCTTACACAGCTTGAGTTAGAACAATCGCTTGGCGGGCTCTTCAGCTTGTTAACGGTTGAGTTTCTCATACCATATTTAAACAGAACTATGCTGATATTACAGCGTAGTAATCAGATACCTAAGTTACCAAAAGAGTTGGTAAGACCCAAGATAGTAGCTGGTATCAATAGTCTAGGCAGAGGTCAGGATAATGAAGCTCTTACTAGATTTGTGGCTACTGTTGGCCAGACACTAGGCCCAGAGGCTCTAGCAAAATACATAGATCCTACTGAAGCTATCAAACGATTAGCAGCTGCACAAGGTATAGACATACTAAATCTTGTACGCACAGCAGAGCAACTACAGGAAATGCAGGCTCAGGCTCAGGCAGATGCAGCAAACCAGTCTCTTGTCAACCAAGCCGGTCAGTTAGCTGGTACACCACTGATGGATCCAGTAAAGAATCCACAGCTAGCTGAACAGGCACAAGCAGCCATTGAACAATTTACACCACCACAATAAATAATGGCAGAAACACTATCATACCAAGAACCACAGAACGTAACTACAGTTGACAACCTCACACCAGAAGAGCAAGACTCACTTCAAGTTGGAGAACAACTATCTCAACAGGAAGAAAAGTTATACGCTGGTAAGTACAAGGATGCTCAAGAGCTAGAAAAAGCTTACGTAGAGTTACAAAAGAAACTGGGTGAAGGTGAAGAAACAGCTAGTACAGAGGAGCAACCCGAGGAGAAACCTAAATTTTCCGAAGGTGCTACGCTCATTACTGATGCTAGTAAAGAATATTTCGATAACGGTAACAAGTTATCAGACGAAACTTTGGCTAAGTTTTCTTCTATGTCAAGCCAAGATCTAATCAAGGCTTATCTAGAAGTACAATCTGACCCAGAGTATCAACAATCAGTAAACGCTGAACCAGCCCCTGCAATAACTGACTCTGACATAAATCAGATCAAGAACTCAGCGGGTGGTGAACAGGCTTACGCAAATATAATTAATTGGTCTAAGAGTAACCTTGATAAATCTGCAATCTCTGCGTTCGATCAGGTCGTAGAAACTGGTAGCATCGAAGCTATCAAGCTAGCAGTCTCAGGACTCAAGGCAGAATACGACGCAGCAAACGGAGTAGAAGGTAGAATGGTTACAGGTAAAGCACCAACCAAAAGCGGTGATGTCTTCCGCAGTCAAGCTGAGCTAGTCGCAGCGATGAACGATCCTCGTTACGACAGAGATCCAGCTTACAGACAAGACATAATTGAAAAACTTGATAGATCTGATTTGGAGTTCTAACTATGCCCGGACATTACGGTGGCGGCAAAATGCCAGCTAAAAAGAAAAAGAAGACAATGAAAGGTGGTAAGAAAGGCTTACCTCCAGCACTTAAAAAAATTATAGACAAAAAGAAAAAGAAAAAATGACACACCACAACCACGAAAATCAGAAATGGCATCCAGCAGAGGAGCTTAACGGAAGACTAGCTATGATAGGTATAGTTGCAGCTCTACTCAACTACGCTTGGACAGGGCAGATCATACCCGGTATTTGGTAATGCCTAAGCCAGCTGGTAAGAAGAAATACTCTGCCGGTCAGATGAAGATTGCCAGAGTAGCACCACCCCGAGATAAGATCACAGGAGCTGACTTCGCTAAACTTAGAAAAAATGGCAAAAAGAAAACGAAAGGGAGTAAGCCTGTCTCTCGGAAGAGGTGAGAAGAGTCGCAAAGGCGGCCTGACAGCTAAAGGTAGAGCCAAGTACAATCGTGCCACTGGCTCTAATCTCAAAGCTCCACAGCCCGGAGGAGGGCCTAGAAAGAGGTCATTTTGTGCTCGCATGTCCGGCATGAAAGGCCCACTCAAAAAACCAAACGGCAAGCCTACAAGAAAGGCACTTGCCTTACGTAGATGGAAGTGCTAATGAATACATTTCACGAGCCTGATGAAAAGGGCAGAATGAAAATCACCGGATCAAAAGGTGATAAGACACCAATCAAAATCGCCAAGCTTCCTCACACACCACCAATGGAGAAGATAGTCCTACCTAACGGAAAGATTATTAACTCACCTCTTCGTTTCAAATCTGAGAAACAGAGAGCTGATGAACTAGAAGCTTTTTCAAAACACTTTAAGTATAGAGGAAACTAATGGCACACAAGAAAGGATCAAAGTGTGGCTGCAAGCATGGAGGTAAGAAACGCTAATGGCAAAACTATGTCCACGTGGTAAAGCAGCTGCCAAAAGAAAGTTCAAGGTCTACCCTTCTGCATACGCAAACGCATACGCTGTAAAGGTATGTAAGGGTCAGGTCAAGGTAGGTGGTGTAAAACGCACATCACCCGGTTACACTAAAAAGAAAAGAAGATGAGCTTACGTAGATGGTTCCAAGAGAAATGGGTTGACACCAAAACTGGTAAGCCCTGTGGCAGACAGAAAGGTGAAAAGCGTAAAGGCTACCCAGCTTGCAGACCATCTAGACGTGTGTCATCTAAAACACCTAAGACTACAGGTGAGATGTCGAGTGCCGAGAAGGCCAAGTTCAACAGAACTAAGACAAGTAGTCGTCGTATAAACTACAACCACAAACGACGCAAGAAGTAACTTGCCGTCCGTTCATCCCGCAAGGGACGCATGACACCCAAGCATGGAACGGGGCTTGGTATATGGAGAGTACAATGACTGTAACCTACGTATATCGTGGCATCAAGTACACAAGAGTAATCGGTTAAGGCCGTACAGGGAGGTTCAAGTCCTCCCATCTCTATTGGAGAGAGCCCTCTAAGGAGGATACCTTGATCCGTCTAGACGGTGGGATAGACCACAAAAATGGCCAAAAAATTTTCAGATCTGAAGAACGTACAAACTATACATTCTTAATTAGAAATGGCATACCCCGGAAGTTTCGACCATCAGTCGAACGTAAACCCAACCCAGCTAACAAGGCCGGGTGCACTTAATGGTGCTTCCGATCCTAGAGCCCTTTACCTTAAATTATTCTCAGGTGAGATGTTCAAAGGATTCCAGAGAAACACCATTGCAAGAGACTTAGTACAGAAGAGAACATTAACTTCTGGTAAGTCAATGCAGTTCATCTACACTGGTAGAACAACAGCCGAGTATCATACACCCGGCCAGAGCATCTTAGGTAACGACCAGAAGGCTCCACCAGTTGCAGAAAAAACTGTGACAATCGATGACCTATTAATCAGTTCAGCATTTGTCTATGAACTTGACGAGACACTTGCTCACTACGATTTAAGAGGTGAGATTTCAAACAAGATC